TGTTGGTTAACATTATACTTGTTAGATTCCGGAAAACTAAAGGGAGCGTCGTATTTCTTAGCTCTATTTTCCGTATATTCTCGTATGTCTTTTGGGATATCTGCCATATTTTGCCTATAAATATTATAGTTATTAATTATTTATATGAGTTATGTACACCAAAACCTACAAAGGCCGATTTAGGGTATTGAATCCTGCAAAATATAAAGGCGACATTACTACTGTAATCTATAGGTCTCTATGGGAGCTTAGATTTATGAAATGGTGCGATCAGAGCCCCTCAATTATAGAATGGGGGTCTGAGACTGTTATAATACCCTATGTGTCCCCGGTTGATAAAAAGGTGCACAGATATTTTGTAGATTTTTATATAAAAGTTAAATCTAAGAACAATACGACTGAGAAGTTCCTCATAGAAATAAAACCCGAAAAATTTACTAAACCGCCAGAAATCCCTAAAAAGAAAACAAAACGGTTTATTGACGAAGTTTTCCAGTACGGCGTAAATGAAGCTAAATGGAAAGCAGCCTTTGAATTTTGTACTGATCGAAATATGAAATTTATAGTATTAACCGAAAAAGATTTAGGATTATCCAAGTAATGGCCACCAACGCTTTTGAAACAATTAGACTGAATGCCGCAGGCGAAGAAAAATCCTATCAATGGTATAGACAACAAATTTCATCGTTAGGCAAGTTATCCAATACCAATCAAATATTGAAGGATACAAAAGTTGCTACGCGAATTATTCCGGGAGAAATGTACTTGTTCTTTTATGATCCTAAACATAAAGACACGTTACCTTACTATGATAGATTGCCCTTAGTATTGCCGTTTAGAAAAGTACCTGATGGGTTTTATGGAATAAATCTGCACTACCTACCATATATGATGAGATTTAGGATATTGGGACTTTTATCTGATTATGCAACCGGTAAAGATGAAGATACTAGAATTCAATTATCTTGGAGACTATTAAATGCCTCTTCAAGATTACATCCGGCAAAATTTGCAGTAAAACACTATTTAAATTCACACGTCAAATCTCGTCTTTATAAAATACCCTATACCGATTGGGTAACTGCTTCTCAATTACCTGTTGAAAAATTTGTCGGTGCACAGAAAACTAAAGTCTGGCAAGACTTTAACAAAACCTTATAAAGGACATAATGTCAAACTTTAGCATATCAAATTTTATTTCGGAAGTAAATATTAGAGGTTTAGCTAGACCTAATAGATTTGAAGTATTTATTCTTCCGCCTCCCGGATTGGGGGCTTTAACAGGTAGCGGACGACTTGTTAGTTTACTATGCGAGTCTGCTAGTTTACCTGCAATGAGTATTTCTACAAAGCCTTATAGAATTTACGGGGCAAGTTATCAAAGACCAGTATCTTCAGAATTTAATGGGGATGGAATAACTTTATCTTTCTACATAGATAACCAAATGGAAGTTAAATCTTTCTTTGACGCATGGATGTTCAAAGTTGTCAATCCAAATTCTTTTAATGTTAGTTATCAGCGGGAATATGTGTCGCAAATTAAAATAGCACAATTAGATGAAAAAAATAATGAAAATTATTCAATATATCTAGAAGATGCATTTCCCAGAGCAGTTAATATGTTAGATTTAAATATGGGGTCAACAAATCAAGTACACAAATTAAATGTTACATTTGCGTACAGAAGATGGTTCTCTGAAAGCGAATTCTTAAATAGACTAAGGTTTGATCCCGCCGGATCTGGGATAGATGATCGGCCAACAGCAGCATTTAACAGCAACGAATTAAATTTTTAACATAGGAAATTATTATGCCTTTACCAATATTAGAAACGCCAAACTATGAATTGATGTTACCATCAACCGGCAAAAAAATTAAATATAGACCATTTCTAGTTAAAGAATATAAAATTCTATTAACGACAATGGAAGCAGAAAGCAAAGAGATATCTAGAATAGTTACAGAACTTGTAGATAATTGCACATTTAAAAAATTAGATATTGATAAATTAGCAAGCTTCGATATAGAATATTTATTCTTAAACATACGAGCAAGGTCTATAAGCGAAACTACTGATATCATTATTAATTGTGACTGCGGAGAAAAAATAGACTACAGTATGGATTTAACAAAGATTGAAGTCGATAAACCAACTGATATAGAAAACAAAATCATGTTGACCGAAGATATTGGCGTTGTTATGCGATATCCTAGATTTGACGAAATATTAGATATATACGAAAACTCAAATTCCGATAAAATTTTAGCATTGGTTGGAAATTGCATTGATGCTGTTTATACAAAGAAAGAATACTTTGATAAAGACACATATTCTGAAAAAGAATTAGACGACTTTATTAGTTCATTCTCAAAGAAACAGTTTGATCTATTAGAAAAATTCTTTGAGAAGTTGCCAAGAATTGTACAACATATCGAAGCAGATTGCCCAGCATGCGGTAAGAAAAATACGGTGGATTTAGAGGGCCTGCAAAATTTTTTCGTCTAACTCTTTCTCATGATAGTTTAGTGAATTATTATCAATTGAATTTCTCATTAATGCAGCACCATAAATACTCATTAACAGAAATTGAAAATATGATTCCATGGGAAAGAGAAATTTATGTGTCTATGTTGATTAATTATATTGGTGAGGAAAATCGTAAAATACAAACTAAGAAACAGGGGTAATTATATGTTTGGTAAAAATAAAACTGAAGAAGTTGTAGAAGAAAAAAAGAAACCAGATGAAGATTGGATGACAAAGAAATGGCGGCCAATGATGGCAATGATGTACATGACTTGCTGTTTGTTTGATTTTGCCTTGTTTCCAATTATGTTTACTATTGTGCAGTTTTGGGAAGTACAAGCTGCGAATGACGCATTTAGACAATGGGTTCCGATTACACTACAAGGCGGCGGATTATTCCACGTAGCAATGGGTGGCGTATTAGGTGTTTCTGCTTATGGTAGAACACAGGAAAAAGTTGCAGGTGCAACAAATGTTTCAACCAATGTTCCTACTCCAGAGTTAAACAGTGCTCCTCCAGTACAATCTCCTAGCTCTTTCGGCGGGGGATTTAATTCCACACCAGCATCAAGAACATCAACCCCCTCATTTGGCGGAGGATTTGATTCTGCACCAGTAGCAAGTGCATCAACAAATTCATTTGGATCTACTCCGACCCCATCATCTGGGTATACCGGCGGATTTGATTCTACACCGGATGCAGGATTTGGCTCAGTTCAAACTAAACCAATAGTTAGAAGACCCGTATAATGGCGACTAAACAACCAGGCAATTCTTCAGGTGTTATGAATTCAATATTTGATTCTTTCATTGCGACATCTAAAAGCAAAGATATTGAAGCATTGAATAAATCAATAAATAATTTATCTAAGATTTTAGAACGACGAGTAGGTAAAGCTAAAAAATCTTCCGAGTCTACCGAGGATAAAGAAGATAAACAAAGAACACTGATTGGCGATCTTAAAGACTTTGGAAAGGGGTTTATTACTCCGTTTACTGACGCAAAAAAATACGTATTAGGTGGCAAAAATGCAATGCCCGAAAATATGGAGTTGAAAACCGCAGACGGTGAGGATAAATCTGAAAATAAAGTATTAACATTATCACAATTTAAAAATGAATTGTTGAAGATGAAAAATACAGAATTGGAAAAGAATTTACTTGCGGAAGTAGTTGTAATACGAAAAATTGTTGCACAAAAAGCTGGTTACGGTGATAATAAAAGTACAGTGCCCGCATTATCGGGGTCAGGCTTAGAACCTAATACTGAAGAAGATAAACAAAGAGATAGAGAATTGCTAGCACAAGCTATTGCAGATAAATTAAAAAATATTGGACTCGGCAATCAAGATTCTGGAAGTGGTTTGGGTGGTATAATTTCAAGTATACTTGAGGCACTTGGTCTAAGTAAATTATTAGGTAAAACACCTAAAGTACCACCGGTACCTGGCGGCGGCAAAGTACCACCGGTACCTGGCGGCGGCAAAGTACCAACGGGGGGAAAAGTCCCCGGAAAATTGGGATTGGGTGGAAGATTATTAGGTCCGGCTAGTCTTGCCGTCGGTGCATATGAAGCAAGCGAATTTCTGGGTGAAACCGGATATGGGGATAAAATGGCTGCCGGTGCAGGCAAGACTGCAGAAAAGGCATTTAGAGAAAATGTTGCCCCTACTATCGATCCCACTAAAATGGGTATGACTCCTGAAGAAGCAAGAAATGCTCTAGGTGGGAGTAACCGTGATATAGAAAAATTAGGTGGCAGAGAAGCATTATTAAAAATAGCTAACACTGATTTTGAAAGTTCTAGTTCTTCTAAAGATTTAAAAGAACAACTTAGAATAAAGGAACAAAGTCTTAATAATTTAGATCCATCGCTAGAATCAAATAAACAATATAGAGATAAGTTACAAACAGATATAGATACGTTAAACAAACGTATTCCAACTGCGGATATGCCAGACCAAATGGCAGCAGAAACCGCAAGATTAAATCGATATGCCAATATTGAAACCAAAC